TTTTGGTTTTGCTTGGGTGTTTGTTATCGCCCCAGTGGCTCAGTGGGTGTGTGCATTACTTGGCATTCATATAGTATTACCTGTATTACATACTGATGTGATGATGGAATTAACAGTAGCATTGCTTGGTTTATCCGGGCTTCGATCCTGGGAAAAGTCTAAGGGTCTAACGAAGTGAGACTGTCTGAGCATTTTACCCTAGCAGAAATGACTAGGAGTCAGATGGCTAAACGTCATGGTATTGATAACACACCAAATGACATGCAGTTAGAGAATTTAAAAACATTAGCAAAGGGGATGGAACTTGTTAGGACTAAGCTTGATAGTCTTCCTATTATTATTAGTAGTGGCTTTAGGTGTGAGGCTCTCAATGATCTTCTCAAATCCAAAAGAACCAGCAAACATATCGTTGGCTTGGCTTGTGATTTTACTTGTGATCGTTACTCTCATGTTGAACGAGTATTTGATGTTATAAGAGAGTCATCAATACCATTTGACCAACTCATTCTTGAATACAATTCTTGGATTCACATTGCATTTCCTGTCGAGGGCGATGAACCAAGAAGACAAGTACTGACAATTGATAAAAGTGGCGTGAAATCAATCACTTGATCTAAGATATATATGTGATATCCTATATCTAATACCAATTAGTGAGGATACATTCCAATGTATAAGTCAGTACTAGTTATATCAGATTTACATATTCCATACCATCACCCAGATGCGTTTGATTTTCTCAAAGAACTAAAGAAAAAGTACAAACCTGATCTTGTTGTTAACATCGGTGATGAGATTGATCAACATGCGATTAGTTTTCATAACCACCACCCTGATTTGAAGTCACCTGGTGATGAGCTACGTGAAGCTAGAAAGTATGTAAAAGAGTTGGAAAAAATTTTTCCAGAGATGACCTTGGTACACTCTAATCATTCTTCTCTTATTTATAGACGTGCCGTAGCACATGGTCTGAGTCTTGAATATTTAAAAACCTATAACGAGTTCTTACAAGTAGGCCCCGGATGGAAATGGGTAGATGATCTTAAGGTGACCTTGTCTGATGGCAATGCATGTTTCTTTACTCATGGTATGTCAGCTGATGTGATGAAGGTAGCGCAGCAATATGGAATGAATACAGTTCAAGGTCATTATCATTCTAAGTTTAAAGTTGAATACTATTCTAATCCTGACAAGCTAGTATGGGGTATGCAAACTGGATGTCTCATTAATCAGAAAGAACTAGCATTTGAATATGCTAAGAATTTTAAGTCACGATTCATCGTTGGATGTGGTATGATTTTAGAAGGGCAACCTAAACTCATGCCAATGGTACTTAAGGACGGTGGAAGATGGACGAAGAAACTAGTATAACAACAGAACTCAATTCAGAACAAGCTCGAGCAGTAGATGCAGTCATCGGAAAAAAGATTTGGAACATTGAAATCTTAGAAGATGGTGATGAATCTATGGTGAAGATCATGTTCTCTGAAGAGGATGATTCAGATTTTATGTTAATTCATGCTGAAGGTATGGATATGTACATAATCAACAAAAAACCAGAGGTCACTCACTAAAACGGCTTTCACAATCGCTCTGTATTGCACGATCTCAATGTAACCTAAGGTAAGGTATCAGAAAATAACAATCATTTAATGGTGAGCTTTGTAGGTATTAGTATGGCGATTCGCCATATAATTCTAGTAAATCATGGTAGGAAAGTGGCAAAATCTCTTTGTATGTACACTCAGGTCTAGTTTTTATAAACATTTGTACTTGATCGAGGTCGGCAAACGAGCGTAAGCTATCACCGAAGCCATCGAATACTACATATTTGTGGTTATCATCTATCATTAGCATTAATTCATAGTTATCTTGATTCATATTACTCCAAAATTTTTTACTATACAATCTTGACAAACACAATTAACAGGAGACACATTATGTGGACAACACCTAAAGCAACAGAAGTACGTTTTGGTTTTGAAATAACAATGTACGTATGCAATAAGTAATTACGAATAAGGCTCATTTCTGAGCCTCTATTCTTTGTCCTATCCATTTCATTACAGGCACAGCCATGGAGTTACCCAAGGCTTTGTACCTTGGCCCATCAGGACACTTCTCTCTTACATCAGTGTATCCATCAGGGAATCCTTGCAGCCGTTCACATTCAATTGGAGTCAATCTTCTGACTCTCATGTTTGTAATTGCTTTAGGACCGCTTGTATTTGTACCACCTGTTGCGCTTGTCATTGTTGATGCAATTTGACCGTCAACAGTCTGATTGTATACATCTACAGCTACACCATGCACATCAATTTGATTTAAGGTAAAACATTTTTCTTCATTAATACCTGAACCATTACCTGATTGTGATGTCGTGCCACTACCTTGTAGTGCATAAGCTACACCAATTTTGGATGTTGCTCCCAAGCATGGTGACTTCTTACCACTTATAGGATCTTGCGTTGCATGAAAAGCTTGAGCAACGTATTGACTATCTGCCGTTGTATCATTACCCACTCGACTAATCCCTGCAGCGCTAGAAGTGAGTGTTGGTGCTTTGTCTGCTACATGTAGTAAGTGACCTGATACGGCAGTTTGGTGATTTAATCTGCTACCACCACACTCTGTATCTAATGCATTCACTACTTCTTTAACAACAAAAGTTTCACTACCACCACTCAAGACTCCTCCACTTGCTTTAGTTGTTCCTCCGACTGTTGATTGGCGGTATGCTCCAAAGCCTGTTTCAATGAATCCGGGAGGATCTTGTTCCTCCTTTCGGCTCGGTTTAATATCCCTCTGCAAGCTCTCGGACTCAAATAATACTTTTGCTGTAGGTCTCCAGTCTCCAAGGTGTCCGACAACAAACACTCTTCTACGTCTTTGGGCCACTCCGAAGTACTGAGCATCAAGCACCCTGTAGCTGAACCCATACCCGAGTTTGACCAACGCCCCGAGGAAGCTACCAAAGTCCCGTCCTCCTCCTGAACTGAGGACACCCGGCACGTTTTCCCAAACGAACCACTTGGGTCTAAACTTATTAAGTATTCCACAAAAGGTAAGGGCAAGGTTGCCTCTGGGATCTTCAAGTCCTTTTCTAAGTCCCGCAACGGAGAACGATTGACAGGGTGTTCCTCCGACCACAAGGTCAATTGATCCTTCTTCATAATTCCACTCCTTAAATTGAGTCATGTCTCCAAGGTTAGGCACATCAGGATAATGATGCGCCAATACCTCACTTGGAAACTTTTCTATTTCAGAAAAGGCAACAGGCTTCCACCCCAACGGATGCCAAGCCACTGTTGCTGCTTCAATACCACTACACAATGATAAGTATTTCATTAGTCATTCCTTGGTTTGCGTAGTCGCTCTTTAGTTAAGCGCATACGTGTGATGTGATTACGAAAAGATTCTGTATCACAACCAAGAATCATCATAGCGACTTCAAACATTTCATTGTCATGATAGATAAACTTCTTTGCTCGTTCACGCAATTTGTCAGGTATTCGATAACCTAAATACTCATCCAATGCATTGCGTAAAATCGCTAACACGAGTGCTGCATATGGATCATCATCCACATAACTTCTCACATGTAAGCGTTCATACAATGGGTCATGCGCTAATGTCTTATCCATTACTCACCCCTTTCTATCTTTCTTAACAAGTCAAGTATGTGATTCTTGATTTCCAACCATACTTGAACGCCTTCATTATTAAGTGTTTTTTCGTTCTCATTCAAGAACTTAGAAAGCTTATCTGTTTTCTCACTTGGCGTTAGTTTTTGATTTGCCTCAATCAAACTTGACATAGTCTTCATTTGTTTTCTTAGATCATCACGATCCTTGACCTCAACTGAGCCTTTGCCAGGAAGACTGAGGCTAATTACTTTTTTACATTAGCTTGTTTGACTTGCTCAGCCATGGCGTTAGATTTACGCTCAACACCATCCATCTCATTAGCCGATGCATACTCACCACCTGACAATCCAATAGCTGCAAGCGCACGTCCAATTGCAGAAGTCTCACAGTTTTCCAAAGCTGAAGTACGGTTCACAGGACCTTGACCTCGAATCTCTTCAGCATGACCTGTACCTACAATCAT